ATACGCTGCAACGTTGGTTTTAATGCGTGAGTCGGACGCAATCGTCCACGTGTTGGTCGTGGGCTTGGCTGCCGAGTCGGTGGAAAGCTGGAGCTGATACGAGGGGCCGGTTGTGCCAATACCTACGTTTCCAGATGACTTGATCGTCATCGGAGTGATTGACGTGGTGCCGTTTTGCAACTGGAATAAAAGTCGGGCTGGGACGTTTGTTGAGGGTGTCCCGTCCACGTGCGCCGTTACGTTTGCCGCTGCTTCGTACGATGTCCCGTTTGATGCTGAAAAATACACAACTCCGATTTGATCGTTATCAATGAGGGCCGTATGCGATCCGATGGTGGCATTTCTACTCTTTTGCAGTTGAATCCAAGCGCCGTTGCCATCTGCCGAGAACCGCCTAAAGTTCGCGGTTGCCGAGGAGGTTGTTGAGGCGAGGATTGCCGTTCCGCTGCTCGGCTGCTGTATCTCAAGTTTTGACCCCGGAGAGCTTGTGCCGATGCCGATGCTCCCCGTTGTCGATGCTATCGGTGCGAGGATGCTGCACTGAAATATCTCCCGCTCGGCTAAAGCCGGCAGGGGCGCCGTACAGGCTACCAGGAGCGCGATGAGTGCGTTACGAGTGAGGCTCATATCAGTACATTCCAAACGCTTCGATAGCCCCTACAGTTGGCGCAACGCCCGCGTGCTTGCACTTGAGTGCGGTTGCCCCAACAAACAACAACGCTTGTCTCAGGTCGGCATCATAAGCGCTGTATGCCGGCACCCTCACCGAGGTGGTGCCGTCATCCCATGAGCACAACACGTCCTTGTCAGTGTTGTTGAGCACGTCCATCAGGCGAAACTGCACCCCGCCGGCGAGCACCTGAACATAGCTTGCGGTCACGCTGCCAAAGGCAAGAGAGCCGCTTTTAAACTCTGCGGCCTTCGGTGTCGTTTGCGCGTGTGCTACCGAGGCACAAACCACCCCGAGGAGTACAACCAAAGTTTTTGCGGCTCTCATCATGTCTATGCCTCTAAATCAACTTTCTTGGGGCGTCCTGCGCGCCGTGGCGTTGCCAATTCACCGTCAGGCGTCACGATCCCCTTCATTGCCTCAAGCTGTGCTGCCTGCGCCTGGATGGTCTCCTGCAGCTTGAGCATTTCCGACTTGAGAAGGTTGATTGAACCCGCGTTCTGGTTGTCGAGCTTTACCTTGCAGTTTGTTCGCGCGAACTCACGCAAGCTGTACCCGTCGGGGAGGCGGTCAACCAAGATATCAGCAGCGTCGGCGAGCTGCTCCTCGGTGTGCACGCCAAGGTATTTGAGCTCCGTGGCTAAGGTCGGCGCGATGTACTGGCATTCCTCTACAGGGGTCCCTAAGGGTATCCCCTTCCCATCACGAAACGCCTTGTAGTGGTGCCAAAACTCGCGCCGGTGAAAGTCCTGGGCGAAATCATCTACTTCATTCTTATCGCCAGGGGTCACGACATGGACCATTTCCCGCTCAACTTCGCGCACTGCGGTTTTTACCACCTGCGTTGATCCGGTCTTTTCATTTATGCGCACCTCGACGGCATACGGCTCCGCCATGCGCTTATTGTAAAACCGGACGAATTGACGTTTGGAGTTGCCGCCTATGCGCTGCCCGTCCTGGACACTGGGGCTCACCTCCAACCCTTCAAGAGTTGGAGATCCAAACGTTGGGATTGCGGAATTGATCGGGGATAGATCCATGTCGTTACCTTTTACTAATTACACGCCACAATTGGTCGTCATGCGCGTGACAGCCTGACACTTGTACGTGCCAGCTCCACCTGCGCCTGACTCGGTGAGCAAAAGCCCTGCGATCTTGTCGCCGGAACCGTCGCCGTCGTCTACCTTCCCGGCGGTTGCCGAGGTGTAGAGAATAGCGTCGATTGCTGAAGCGGCACTTGTGAGCACCTTAAAGGCATCTCCCTTCTCGTCAACCGAGAACGGACCTACAAGCACCCAACCATACTGGTTGTCGGAAAAGGCAAACTGCGCCAATCCTACAGCCGTTGGGCGTGCGCCTGAGATGGTGCTCGTGAGCTCAACCGCCTCGTTGGTGGCCTTCAAGCCAACAACGGCGTACTGAGCGATCGCGCCATCTGCCTGGACGTATTTCCATACGTTCCCGCCGACAACGATCTCGTCACCGAGTCCGGAAAGTGCAACGTCATCCGCTGCGGTCAAATTTACATAAGCGTCTGTCATTGTTGCCCCCTATTAGGAATCATGCATAACGAACGAGAGTCCGGCGCCGTTGCAGGTAAACTGCCCGATGCCGACCGTGATCGAAATGTCTACGAGTTGATTTACGGAAACGCGCTCTGGAACCGGCTGGAAGTTGAAGCCCTTGTACATCTTGAGGGCAAAGTTTTCCAAGCGGATACCGTAGCAACGATCTGCGGCGATACGAGCTCCACCGCTGAACGACTTACCGCCAGCGAGAACCATCGTCATGCCTTCGATCACAACGTTGTCAAAACCGGCCTCAAACATCTCCTGGTTTTGTGTGAACCGCTGCTTGGCGCTCATCGCGTCGCACGCTGCGTTGTAATAAGTAGCTCCTGCAAGGCACAGCTCCGGGCCACCGTTACGCAATACGAGGTTCTTCGAGTACCGCAAGCGGCTCTCGATGTTGCTCGAGTCAGTCGAACCCGTGAACGTCGTTGGGGCGTTAACTGCTACGTTACGAATGGAGGAGTAAGCCGACCGAGCCAATCCACCGTAGGAGCCGGCGGTTGTGTTGGTCACGATGTAGCTCTGAACACCCGCAAACGCCTTTCCGCCGAACCCAACGCCATCGCCTTGGAGGTCGGTTTCCATGTTGTTCATGAGGGAGTCTTCTGCCACCTGGTTGCGCTGCTCGAGGAGGTCAAGGAACGCGGCATCGCCCTGGTTCTGTGCCTTCTCGAGGGCGTTTACCACGACCGGGACAACGATGATCTTTGGGCTGTACTCGAACCCGGTGATCGTCTGGTTGTAGCCCAGGGTGATTTCCTCGGTTGGGTCAATGCGCTGAACGTAGTTGTTCTGCGCGTACTTGATATCTTCCCAGATAACGCGACCGCCGTTGATGGTGAGCACGCGTCCCTTCTTTCGCATAGCGAAAAGCAAAGGGATATTGTCAGCCACCGCATCCGCGGGCTTCTTCTCTCGGTATTCCCAGGTGGTAGCCTGGATCTCGGATAATCCTGCCATTTGTAAGTCACTCCATATCGGGGTGACTCATAAACGGATCACCCCTCTAGTTCGGCTTTTGCAGCTTCGAGTGCTTCCCTATAGGATTTAAACTTCTTCACGGCACCCGATGAACTCGAGACGCCGCGCCCTGGAACGCTCGCCGCTGCGCGATTTGATTTGTAAAGGTGCTGTTGCGGGCTCTGAGTCCTCGGGGCTTCTGAATCGTCAACCCGACCGCCTAGAAACCTGTATGCCTCGGTGATTAGTGTCTCGGCCGAGGCTTGCGGATTTCGCGCGCGCACTGAGTTTATAAACTGCAAACTGAGTGGGGTTTTTCCAGAAACGAGGGAACCGATTTCGGTAGCCATCTTGAGTCCCGACTCGCCCTTTTCAGGCTGTACATCGGGGAAACGTGCTGAACCGGCCGCGTTTTTTGCTTGCTCGAAGGAGGACCATATAGCGTTAAGGGCCGAAGCCGCTTTCGCATTGTCCTCCTGAACTATCCTCGACTCTAAAGCATTTAAACGCTCTTGCAAAGGGCTTAGTTTCTCAGTCGTCGGATCTGGGCTCTCTGACTCTATGAGATCGCGCGGCACGGGCAAGCCGTTTGCCTTTAAGAGGGCAGCGGCTGATCGCTTCGGGTCCGCTTTAGTCTCGGCCCATAGCGCGACTGCCTTCTGTATCGCTACGTCGGCGGGCTCCTTTATGCCGCGTGCCTTGATGTATGGCTCTATCTGCTGCGCAAGGCGTCGGACGTGCTCATAATCCCTAGATGCCGCTTTAATCTCCTCAAGGCGCGACAAACGCGATTTATGAAGCCGGATCTGCGCCTCTTGTTGCTTGCGCGACAGAGTGAGGAAATCGGCTTTTTCGTCGGCTGTGAACTCTGCCGGTGGCTGTAGGGGCGGCTCGTTGCTTGCCTGTACGTTTCTATCATCTCCTGGGGCGTCAGCTCTCGTTTCAGGCTCCTCTGAAGCTCGTGCACCCGCCGTTCCCAGTCCCGCATTGTTTCCAGCGTCATCTTTTTCCGCCTCTATGGCTACCTCGAGCGCATCGCGCAACGAGAGGGTTTCTATCTTTTCAGATTCTTGGTTTTCCTCAGGTGCGTTTTCGGTACTTCTTTCCTCGTCGGTCATCTTTTCGTCCTGCTACGTTGTAGGCGTCAAACCCCAACGCATCGGATACAATCCGATTTTGCGACTCACACTTGGCGCGCGTCTCCTCCGATAGTGGGGCGTTACCGGAGTCGATTGCGGCTACTGCTTTCCGCATGGCCTCGTGTATATCTTTCTTTCGCTCGGCGTTTATCTGCTTCTCGCGGCTCTTACGGATAGCCGAGCAATCCTGTTTCTTATCCGTGGTGAACGTACCACAAGCGCGGTCAGTTGCTAATAACTTCGCGCGCGATTCAATGACCTCACCGGTTGCCGGGTGCCGGTATGCGTCGATGGTGTCCTGAATGACGTAAGGCGCCTCGCCGAACTTTGGGAACTTTGGCGGAGGCGGTCCCTCGTGAAACTTCCCGTCGTCGCCTCGGTGGTAGAGTCCTGAGCCGCCCTTGCCGAACATCGGAGGCCAGGAGCTTTCCTTCTCGTCGCCGTAATTAAAGATTCGCGTTTGTATCTTCTGACTCATCGAATAGCTCCATGAAAAATAGGATCATCGCTTCTTCTTCCCGGCGCTCCTTGCGCTTGCGCTTTATAGCCCGGTAATTGACCCGTTTAGGCTCTTTTATCTTGCGGTAAGGCATTAACTGCGGATCTGTCGCTACGGGGCCGGGATAACCGATAAACTGCCGCTTGATGATGCCGACCGGAGTGAATACTTGAGTGCTTGGTACAGGCGCAGCCGTAACGATTGTCTGCGTCCCAGTGCCATCTGTTACCCGCGGCTCGTATACCACCGTGCTCGGGGAAGGCGCCGAGGTGATAATTGTTACGCTGCCGGGCGTGACCGTTGGGTTGAAAACGGTTGTGCTCGAGAAGGGCGCGCCAACAACGACGATCTGTGCACCGACCGTTACCGCCGGGGCAAACACCTGGGTTGCAGGCGTGGGTGCGTTGCAAACGATTGTTTGCCCCGCTGATTGGCTGCTAAGAAGAATCACAAGGCTCATGCGGCCTCCGTTTCTCCTACAGGCGTAGGCTCATCTCCGTTATGTACAGGGATCTCGTTATTCGGATCTAGTACCAACTCGTCATATAGATAGGGAGGTGTGTAGGGCGCTTCACCATCCCAAACTATTTTAGCAACGCATTTGCCTTGATAAATAATAGCGTAGTACGGCATTTTAGTAATACTCCACTACTACTACTAAGCCACCGCTTCCGTTGCCCCCAGCTCCAGAGTTTGCGCCGTTGGTCGAACTTCCACCGCCTCCGCCGCCTTGTCCGTAATTCCCACCGTTACCTCCTGCTCCACCCGCAACAGTTCCTGTGTTGTTTCCGCTTCCACCACCAGCGCCAGATGTGCCGAATCCAACGGTAAATTGTGCTGTAGTTAAATAATCACCAAGTAGTTGCAAGGCGTAATTGTCTAAACCATTAGAGCCAGCCGCTCCTGTACCAGCACCACCTCCCGTGCGTGCCGCAGATTGAGCGCCGCTTATATTGTAAGCTCTGCTTCCTGCTCCACCAGCACCAGAAGCGCCTCCTGCGGAGATACCACCACCACCTGCGCCACCACTACCACCTGACTGGCTCAACATCGCAGAGGTTTGTCCGGCGGTACCGTTGGCTGCACCGCCGGTCGCTCCTGCTGCGCCAGCCAGTGAAGGAAGTTGTGGTGGTGTGCAGTTTGCTAATGCTCCGCCTGCTCCACCTGCTGCTGATGTTGCGTTACCACCAGTGCCACCACTACCAAAACGACCAACTACAAGAGTCCCAAAAGACGAGCTGGTACCTGCACCGCCATTTCCGCCATCGGTAGTATCAGTCGTGACAGCGACCGCTCCAGTACCACCAGCGCCGACTGTAACTGTTTCGGTTGCTCCTAAAGAACTGGCAGGGATATAGCGTGAGGCCGTACCCCCGCCGCCACCTCCTGCGCCTCCGGTCCTCAGTCCTCCCGATGCCCTTCGACAACCTGCGCCACCGCCACCACCTGCGCCTATGCAAACAACATAGACGTATTTAAGTCCTGGCTGTTTAGTCCAAGTGTCGGAAGAGGTGTACTCACGAATAATCTGTATGCCACCACCAGGCAGCCTGGTAAGCGTGCCGGTCATATTACGATCGCCTCGGCTGGTATTGTGATCTGAGTATTGCTTTGGTCTACACGGCGCACCGATATGTCGCTGGCATTGGTAATGCCCACTACAAGCCGCGATGAGCCGCTGAGGATCGTCATCGTGTTACCTGCGCCGCCCCTGCGGTACTCGATAGAAACAGAGCTTGTGTTTACAATGTCGAGCGAGTTGCACGCCTGAGAGCTGAAAGCGGTATAGTTAGATCCCGTAGCAGCAGTCGTGAGGCTCATGATAGTAGCCGATACCGCGCCTGGCACAGAGGACGGCATTGGATTAGCCGCCGAAACATCTGTAGCACTACCGTCAGCGCCTTCAGATATTTTGACCCTCTGATACAAAACGGAGCTGATATCGTCCGCGGCAATAGTGGCGCCGCTTCCCGGTGTGTATCCTACATTATCCGGCATTGATGCCCCCTATGATTAAAATGCAAATATCCCGCCGGCGTTAAACTGCACTACGATGTCCCCGCCGTTAGGCGTAACGGGCAATCCGCTCGAGACGGTATCGATCCACGCGATAAGAGGCGATGTGGCGGCGTTGCCGGTGTCCTTGTAAACCACAAGCGCCTCAACCGAGTTACCTGTTACCGCCGAGAACGTCGGATCGGCTGCGTCAAATACGCCGTTGGTTGTCGTTTTGCTGCCCAACGTAACAGGCGTCCCAACCACTGCCGATGAGACGGTGCTGTAATATTGATCCCCTGCGTTGAAGCTGTACACGCCCGTGTCTACCAGGGCTATCTTTATCGTGTCAGAGCTCACGTTTACCGACGGCGACTCGGTGAGCCGCGATGCCTTGTAAGGATTAAAGAGTGCGTTAGCCATTGTTACATGCTCCCGGTTGGTTCATATCCGATAATATCGCCGTTTTGATCTCTTAAAACTTGATAGCCTTCGCCGCCTTCAACCTCAATGCCGACCATGTTGCCCTCGGGGTCACGTTGCACGCGGATCTTCTTCTTGCCCTTTGGAGGTGGAGGAGGAGGCGGAGCCGCTGCGGCACGTGCCTGCGCCATCGCTACGAACGCCGCTTGCTGCCCCTCGGCTTGCTTGTTTGCGACCTCTACGGCCTTGAGCAACTTATCAAGCTCGTACTCCTGTTGTAGCCGCGCTTCGGTTGCCCAGCGCTCCTGAAGCTCCATCTGGGTGCGCGCATCTTCCATTTGGACGCGGTATTCCTCGAGGCGCTGTGCCGCCGTCTTGAGCTCCGTGTCTATCATGGCAAGCCGCTCGGTGGCTGCTGCCTCGTACGCGGCGCGGTTGCGGTCGTCGTTTAGCTTGGCAACCTCTATTTCAAGCTCCTGCGACCGCTGCGCAAGCTCGGTTTGCGCGACCGTTATCTCGTTCCGTACCTGCTCAAACTCAAGCTGCCGTTTGGCGAGGTTGTCGTTGGTTTGCGCCTCAAGCCGCATCTGCTCGAGCTGCGATTTGATGCTGTTTACCTGCTGCTCGAGTTGTACTCGGGCGGTTTCGATGCGCTCTGACGAAAGGATCTGGTATTCCTTTAGCTTGAGCTCCGATTCCTTCACCTGCTTCTCGAACTCAAACCGCATCATATCCGGGTTTGGCGCCGGCTCTTGATCGGCTGCGGCCTGCATCTGCTGAATCACTTGATCAATGGCCTGGGTGATCTCTTGCTGGAACATTTTGCCCTGCCTAAAGCCCTGCACCATGAACTTTAAGGCGTGAAGCTCTATCGCTACCAGGGCAGGGGAGGAGGTCGCTATACCTGCCACCTTCTCGATTGCGCCGGTAAGGGTGTTAACCAACTCAACCCTCATCTGCTTGTCGTATTGCTCGTTCAGGGCAATCGTAGAGTCTGTCTCAAGCTCTATGCGGAACCTCTTGCGGTCATCCTGTAAGAGGGCAAGTGCTGATTTGAAATTCTGCTGATGTACCTGGGGCGCCGTGCCGGGCAGCATGTAACGCTCGAGGGATTCGTCCTTGAAGTTTTTGAGCGCCATCTCGCATAGGAGCTCGTAGCAATTGCGCACAAACTCCTGCATCTTGCGCTGCGGCTCGGCGTGCTGGTTGAGTGCGTATTTTTCCAGCATCTGCCGTTCGCCAAACGTGCGCTGCGTGCCGTCTGAGATAAGCCCCTGGAGGAGGTCGGATACACCCGTCAAACGATAGAGGGTGTTTAGCCGCTGCTCGAGCGCCTGGTACACCTGCGCCAGGGCACCGACCATCTTCTCAACCGGGATATACTGCACCACGGCGTCGAGGCTGCCGCCGTTGGATACAAGCGATTGCGCCAGGTTTGGTACACCGAAGGCATCGCCCTCGGTTGCCTCGGCTAACGCCTCTTGCAAGCCTTCCACGTTGTTGTCAAACAGGACGCGGGCGCGGATGGCCTTGGTGAGCGCCATCATCCGGCTGAATATTGTGTGGATATCCTCGATGAGCTCTACAAGCTGGTAAAACTCGGGAACGGGCCAGAACTCGTCGGTTGCCTGGTTTGATAGAATCGGGTCGGGAACGGGGAAGAAGTGCTCGAGGTCATACAACCCGTTTGCCTGTTCGCCTTCGTCGAACTCCTCCGGCATCTGCATCGCCTTAGGCGTGATGAACTCATTCCCTAGCTCGGGAACCCATAAAACCTTGCGTTCGTACTTATCCCAATACTCAAACACCTTTATCGTTTGGCGCTTGGGGCTTGCCTCATCGACGCCTTCTTTTGGGTCGTCTGACTTGGCGATACTTGCGTACGCCTTTGCCCCGAACACGGCCTTAAACTGAGGCACTGAATAGTGGAGCTCAAACGCCATCCGTTCGCAGCGGTTAAAGCGTTTGATATCGGGGTCAATATAAACCTCCTTGTAGAGGGCTTGGTCGAGGCATACGCGCTCGTTCTCTACGTCAATGACCTCATCGGTTTCGAGGTAATACCCCTCATCATCCTGCCCGATGTCGTCACTCTGTACGATATTGCCCGCGCCATCGACAAACACAACGTCGCCGGTCATCTCATCCTGCTGCGGAAAGATGCGCTCCTTAACCTTCTCTTTAACCTCATCGCGCTCGTAGTAGGCGCGCAAGATCCCGAAGTTTGTAACTAGAAAATCATCGCGGGCGGTGCTCAATACATCGAAGAAGGGAAACGACTTTGCAAGGTTTACGGCTAACCGCTCCTTAAAAAACGCTGCCGAGGCGCCCACGTTGTCGGTGCCGTCCTGGGTTGAGTCTTTGCATATTGGGACGCCCACGCGCGAAAGAAGAAGCGGTTGGCGTATCTTGAAGATGCCATACCAAGCGGGGTATTTGGCGCGGCGCTTGGCGCTGTTGGGGCTAATGGATAACAAACGGTTGTTGCGTTGGCGCTTCTTGATTTCGGACCAGGAGCGCTCCGCCCACGTGAGCCAACTTTCCCGCGCCTTCTTGGCGTCCTCAATAAACGCCTTAACTTCTTCAACCGATATTGCCATAGCCCATGCGCGCCGCGATACGTTTCATCGTTGGTTTCGAGGCAAGCGCACGTTGTATGCGTGCCTCGGTGGGGAGTTTTTTGTCTTTGATTATTGTGTGAGCCATACAACCGAGCCTGATAGCGTCGCAGGCGTGGGTTGCTTCCCCGTGTTCGGCGGCATCCTCCTTCTTGGTTTCGGAAGGATGCCTAGGGAGGGCTGGAATGTAGTCCCTAGCATACCGGCAATCTGCCGTTACATACAATAGGGGATATCGCAAGGGGTCGTTGCTGTCGATCTGGATACCTATCAACCGGCTCCTCATCTGTGACCACCCCGGCACGCGCGACGTATCGCCAAGCGTGAGGATCACCCCGTGCTTGCGGAATACATCGGCGATCGTTTCGCCGCCTCGGTCCTGGAAGGGGAGGGAGTCAGTGAGCGTTGGTATGCTTTCGTGACCTAAGTCACTGCGCGCGATGATGCCGGCGGCGATCTCCTCGTTGCGTGCTCGGCTGCCCTTTGCCGGGTCGCTTGGGTCACACCCGTACCATTCCCGGTACACGACGAGCGCACCTCGAGGTAACCACCTCTTCTTACCCTCCCGGCAGGTGAACGGCTCACCGTCGGCTACCGCCATCCAATACACGGCAAACGGATCGGCTGTTCCCCAGTCAAACGTTCTGAACCTCGTCCAATGAGACGGCGGGCGAAAGTCGTATTTAATGACGTGGCGGTCCTCGTCCCACTCCGGGAAGAACTCGCCCGTGATAGCGTTCCAGTCGCCTAGGTCGAGAGCTCGAGCAAGCTGCTCGTCGCCTATACCGTCGAGGCGCCCCTTGTGCGCTTCTTCGTCTACGCTGTAGTTGTCGGTATACCTCGAGAGGAGATACTGCCGTTTGAAGCCGTCCACCGGCACAATCTGCTCGTCCCGGCATAGCTCAACGAAATTACGCTTGAAGAACGATACCGATTGCCCGATAGGGTTTGCCGTGTACACGATGCGCGGGAACTTGCCGCGCCACTCCTCCGGCAGTAGCTTCTTCATGTCGTTTGGCATCCGCACCCACGCGCGAAAGAACCGGATCAGGCGCTCACTTATCTGGGTTGCTTCGTCGATAACCAGTACGTGCTTTTCGATACCCTGTGCCGATGAGAACTGCCGTTCGTCCTGGCAGTGCTGGAACGCGATGCGGCTACCGTTGCAAAAGGTTATCTCACTGTCGGTTATCTTGGCGGCCTTACCCTCGAGGAGGGGCGTCAGGAGCGCGCGAAACCCGGTCGGTCCCTCTACATGGTTGTCCAGGATATCTTGGTATTTTTTGCGGATGAGGACGCATTGAAGGTTTGCGATCGCCATGCACCACGCGATGAGGGCTACCCGTACGAAATGCGACTTTCCACCTTCTGTTGCGCCACCGAATAAGAGCTCTGTCGCCTCGGTAAGGAACGCTTGCTCCTGCCGAGGCCACAAACTGAGCTCTATATCGACGTTCACTTAGGTGGCTTAGCCTCTCCTCCCCAAAAGGCGGTTTCGTTCGTGACTGTATTCAGCCAATACATCATCTTAATTTTATCATCCCAAAATAGTCGCCACGTTTCAGGGTGCGACTCTGGCTTTGCCGTGTTAGTAACCCTTATGTGGTGAGCGCCATCGAAATAAACGTAGCCATTCTTGTCATACTTTGGCTTTGGCTCCGAACGACTCCTTTCGGCACATTCTGGCCAAAAGCGGCCATCCTCTTTTCGGTACTTTTTGGCGGGTGGTTTCACATTGTTCCATGCCGACTCGTCTTCCCAGAACTCTGCCATAGCGAGTGATATTTTTTTTGCGATTTGCCTCACGCGGGTGCTCGATATGTCGTAATGCCTGCTTATGCCAGTTATCGGCACACCTTCCAACATGGCGCAAATGATACCTTCGCGGCGCGGCGTCAGTCGAGCTAAAGCCTTACGCAAAAAATCGCGCCTGATGGTCCACTCTTCTAACTCGATCACTTGGGTGGTTCTTTCCTCGTAACGTTCACAGTGATGGATTCTATCTTGCCGGAGTGTTCGATCTCCTGCTTGTCGCCCCACTTCTTAGGAAGCAACCGCGCCGCAACCCACTTGCGGGCATCTATCTGTAGGCGTGCGAGGTTTGCATCCTCTGCGTGGTCTGCAATCTCCACGATCTGCTCGGCGTAGTAATCTGCCTGCCGGGCTCGCGCGCGCGCGTATTGCTCGGCTAGGTCGGGTTTAGCCCCGCACCAGTCGAGGAATGTATCAAGGTTTGGCAGGTGAGGGTCGGAACATATCCGCCTGAGCGATTCGCCCTTTGATAACCGAGTGAGGATCTCTGCGCGCACCTCGGGGTTGTCTTTTGTTGGCGGCCGCGGGGGAGGGGGTCGTTTAGGTTGTGCCATGATTCTAAGGTAAGGGCAGTCGGCGCCTTTTACAACGTCACTTGTTCCCGAACTCATCCTCGAGCAACTTACCGACGGCCTCCCAACGCGCCCCTAAAAGCCGCTTAAGCCCGCAAAGAACGTCCAAACGCATCGAGCGTGCCTTACCCTTGTCATACTGATCTATGCCCTGCGTGGTGATTTCAACGCCTAGGGATCTCAACTGCTTGGCGACGCCGTAATTGGTCAGCCCGCGTTCCTTTTTGACCTGATCGAGTAGCTTCATGCTCATAAGCATACATTGTACATCTTTTCGTGCACGTTACAACTTTTGTTGCATATCTTCTCTTGATTCACTAATCCCACTCAAGTATTGTTTGTTGTACAACGATAGTTATTCTGGTTTTAATGTGTACCTAAAGGAGGAAGCACAAAATGAAGAGAATGTTGCCGGTTTTGTTGGCTGTATCTGCGGCGTTTGCCACCGGATGCAGCGGCTTGGAAATAGGCGGTAAGGCGTGGGTGATGAAGGTTGATGAGTCGTACCAGTCGCAGAAAACCCTCAAGACGCCACCCCTCAAATGCCTGTTTGTTAACTGCAAGCCTGAAGCCGAGGAGGTACTGGGATCATGAGTTTAGTAAACGATATCAAACAGGATCTTTTCACCTTCAAAGGGATCGCCGTCACGCTTATCACAGACATGATCGTGTTGGGCGTCCTGGGGTCGTGGATGTTTTTTAACGTTCACGTCATGGGGAACGATGTTGAGCTCTCGGTGCCGTCGTCGCGCGACGTGCAGGAGCTCACCTCACGTAGGAAATAACCAAAGTCGAGGGGGTCCGCAATTTTTGGACCCCCTCGACAGAACCGCCAATGAGTGCCTGACCCAAACAGGGTAGGGCGCTGATCGGCGATGTTGCCGAGATGGTCAAGGAGGACCGAATGCCAACGAAAACAAAACCACCTTTCACTCTACCCGCACGGGATAAGGCCGACGCTGCCGACCTCGTGCGGCACCTGCTCGCGCTGCGTGCCGAGATCGAGCGCGTCATAGCGATGGAACACCCCGAACTATCCGACGACGCACGTGAGCACCTTGTACAAGCTGCAACCGCAATCGTTGCCGGGTGGTATAATAGCGGCAGGGAGTAGGGGAGATGGTCGAGGTTCGTACGCTAGAGGAGGACCAGGGGCGCCGCTGTTCGTGCTGCGGCCGTGACCTGTATCGACATTCTAAGACGTGGTGGATAGCCCGGCACGGTGAGTATTGCTCGAGGGATTGCGCGTCGGTTGGCGCTGCCGAGCTGGAAGCGATTTTGCGGAAATTAGACAAGGAGGAGGGGAGATATGAGTAAGGATTTGGCAACGATTACCGAGGGTCCGGCGTCGATTGAAAGCTACGCAAACAACCTGCAACAAAAGCTCAGTATGGCCGTGGTGCTGCTGAAATCGGGAATGCTCCCGACCCACTACCGAAGCCCCGAAAGCGTGCTCACGGCTATCCTGTACGGTAGAGAGCTCGGATTTAGTCCCATACGGGCGCTCAACTCGATCACCGTGATTAACGGCAAACCAACCCTTGAGGCGCAAGCGTTGAAGGGGCTTGCCATCGCTCACGGCGGCAAGATTAAAACCCTGGAATGGACCGAGCGGATTTGCACGCTCGAGTGCACCCGCGGCGATTGGACCGACTCGGCGTCGTACACCTGGGAGGATGCGCAACGGGCAGGGCTCACTAACAAGGACAACTGGAAGCGGATGCCGAAGGCGATGTTGTATGCCCGTGCGGTTTCTATCCTGGTGCGTAACATGTTCGCCGACGTTCTGGGCGGCCTCTACAGCCGGGAGGAGATGGACGAGGCGCCCGTTGTTGAGCGCCCGAAGCTCGCTAAGATCATGCCCATGCCCGACGGCGACGACATCCCCGAGCATTTTCACCGTGACCCGGCAAAGGTGCTGCAGGATGCCATCGACGGTGAGGACATTGAAGCCCTCGCGCGGTGGGTCATCACAACCCGTTGCAGCTTGCAAGGGCAGTCAGTGCGCGACGCGTACCAAGCCGACGCAATCAAACTGCGTGCCAACGTCAGCAAGCTCACCGAGCTGGACCGGCGGGCAGTAGAAGCGTTCTTTGGTGCCGTGGAAGGCGACGTGACTATTGACCTCGACACCGGAGAAATATCAACAGAATAGAGTGCGGGCGGCGGTTCTGGGGAGGGTCGCCGCCCAACAATAAGGATGTTATGAACACCCGCCCCGACCTGCGCCTCATTCAGAGGACTACCGACCTAGGAAACAAAAATCCCATACCGTCGAATAATACCCGGTGTAACGGTAGCCGTGGGGCGTGGGGAATGTTCGACGACTTAGATCAGTGGTTCGCTTTAAAATCGAAAAACACAGCCCGACAATACAGAAAAGCCCTCGAGGAGTTTTGCACCGTGTTTGCAATCGAGCAAACGGAAGAGGGCGCTGAACAACTGAAAGGCGTGGGCCATACCGAGGTGACGCGCTTTACCAACTACCTGCGCACGCAACCGGCACAGCCGGGCAGGAGCTCGCTTATCTCCGACCGGGTGAGCCTGGCAACCGTCAAACACAAGCTCACGGTGCTGTGTAGCATCTGGGACGAGCTCATAAACCTTGGCGCTGTGCAAACAAACCCGTGGCGCAAACCTAAACGCGACATGATGCGCGTCAAAGGCAACGATAGGCGGCCGCATGAGCTCATCCCGTTCGAGGCGGTTCGAGAATTGTTTCAGCTCAACTTCTACGGACCCGACGGTGCTCGAGACAAGGCGCTCCTCGCTGCCCTGTTTGGCGGTGCGCTTCGGTTAAACGAGGCCATAGCGTTGCGCCTGTGCGACGTTAAAGAGGGGCAGGAGGGCGCCATCATCCTGACGTTACGCAATACCAAGCGCCAGCGTGCCGAGGATCAGGCCGTAGGCGCCTGGGCGGCCGTCCATATCCGGGCATACCTCGAGATGCGCAAGCGCGACGGGGCGCAAGACATCGATCCCCTGTTTACCAAGTACAAAGCCAACAAGCCCACCAACGAACTTTTGCTCGACCGCACCGTGCGCCGAGCGTTTACCATGTACATGCGGCGCGTTGGTTTGACCGGCAATTTTAGCCCGCACTGTGCCCGCGCGACCGCTATCACTAAGCTCCTGCAGGACGGCGTACCGCACCGGGAAGTTATCAAGTTTAGTCGGCACTCAAGCATCGCGATGCTTGAGCATTACGACAAGCTGCGCCGCGCCCAATCAGATAACGTGGCGCAACTGCTAACCTTTTAAAATAGATCAAATTCCTACTTTTCAGGTGAGGGGAAATCCCTTACAACACCTTTCAGCATGATGTGTGTCACGGTCTGATACACGTTGGACCTGCTCCCGCACTTTTATTTATCGGACAATAATTGACCGATAAGTAACGTTGTAGGATCGAAATTGTCCGATAATTTCAGACCGTGGCGAGTATAGTCTCGCCTCAATAAAAAAACCCGCTGGTCTAAGGCGGGTTTAGTGGGCGGGACCGATTGATTGAGGCAATCGATGACCGCCCACAGCGATAATACACAACCTAAGCGTCGGAAAGAAGCCGCCGGTTTCATACACGACGCAAACGCCCGAAACGATCAAAAGGTACTCCGCCTTCGCGCTGCCGGCGGGTGGGCTTATTACGGCCTTTACTTCGCTTGCCTCGAGGTGATGCGCGATGACTCGGATTTCAGCATCCACCCCGACGCCCTGCCTGCCGTTGCCCTCTCGTTGGGAGAACGCGCAACCGACTTTGAAACTTTCATAAACCTTGCTGTTAGTGTTGGCCTGTTTGAGCGTGACAACACCGGCGCCATTCGCTCCCGATCACTGCTCGAGCGCATGGAGCGTTACCAACGCGCGATTGAACAACGCAAAGAAGCCGGCAGGTTATCTGCTGAAAAACGTGCTCAACGAGCGTTGAACGACCGTTCAACGGTCGTTAACGATTCGTTCAACGGCCCCAATAAGAATAAGAACCAGAATAAGAACCAGAATAAGAATAAGAACCAGAATAGTAATTCTAAGGATCGGAAACGCGCGCGCGCGGAGAAGTACCGCTCGTTTGCCGAAACTGATTTTGATTTCCCTCCTCGGTGGGGCGCACAAGCCCGCGCCGCTCTCGCTCGGTGGGTCGAGTACAAGGCGCGATCCGGTCATCCCTGCGTCATCGACTCATACGCCATTCAGATGCGCCAATTTGAAACGGACCCCCGGAGATACGCGGCGCTGGTAGATCGCGCGATAGCGAAGGGGTGGCGCGGCTTAAACGAAGAATTGGCGCTGGGGCAGGAGTCCCAATCTGACAAGCAAATAAAAACTCACCTGGATTTGATTGCAAAACTTGAAGCGGAGGAGCGCGATGCGAACTAGCGAAATGGGCAAGATTCTCACAACGGCTTTCCTTGGGTGGCCGCACTTTGTCGTCACCGAGCCGATGATCCGTTTGTGGTGTGACTCATTCCCCTCGATCACCCCGACCGAGATGTGGGACGTGATGCGCGCGGCGCTCAAATCCCACACCGGGAACTTCCCGCCCACTATCGGGCAGGTGTACGCAACGCTCGAAAGCATGAAGGGCGCAGACGAGCTCACCGACGGGGAAGCCTGGGGCGTTGTCACCGAGGCCGTACGGCGCTTTGGTCGGTACTCCCCAGGGCAGGCGCGGGAATACCTCCGCTCGAAAGGCGGTGAGCGCCTCGTTGCTGCGGTGCGGTCCCTTGGGTGGCCTGATATCTGCGCGTGGCGCGGGGAGGATGAGGCGGCAAACCGGGCGCACTTTTGGCGGGTGTACAGCGGGCTTCGCGCGCGTGACGAAATCCGCTCGAGGATGGCGCCGGCGATTGCCGCAAAGGTCATGCCTGTGCTCGAGGAGGTGGCGAAATGAAACCCACTGGCAGAGTTGAGATCGTTATGGGGCGCAAGCTCTATGAGCTCGAGGACAACTTTTACCGCGACGACACGGGGCGCCTCTACGATTACCGATACGGGCGGCTGTACTGCGAACGACGGCCCGGCGTTTGGTACTTGATTCAACCCCCGCCTGTGGTGCCGGTGGCTCCTGATTACGGTCCTTACGACGACAAGGAGGGGTTTTAAATGCTGAAGATTGAAAACGCCCGAGAGCACCTGATCAACCACGGGGCGCACCCGAAGCGGGTCGATGCCTTCATTAAAAGTTTCACCGCGAACCCGGCTGTATGGCGGCAGTTTGAACGCTACGCCCTGGACGCAATCCAAACCCAACGCAAGCTCGGCGCGAAAGCCATCATGGAGCGCGTCAGGTGGGAAACCGAGATAGAGCGCAACGAGGATTTCAAGGTGTCAAACAATTGGACGGCGTATTACGCGCGGATCTTCGCGCTCAAATACCCGGCCTTTCGAGACTATTTTGATTTTAAGCGTATGAAGGGGGTCGCCGTATGAGGAGTGATATCGAATTTCTTTTGCTGTTTGCGAGCTTCTTCTCGCTTGCCGGGTTTTTTCTCGGCGTGCATATGCGCCAACGACTAACCGCTATTCAGCTTGGCCGCGCCTTTGAAGAGGGGAAGTTGAGCGGGATCGCCGAGGCTGCGATCTACATGCAACCGGCTGCCAACAAGCGCGCGCTGCAGCGGGTGAAATGAGCGAGCTTTTTGACCAGATAAAGTTGGCAGTACCTGACACGCCTAAAGACTTTGAGGTCACACTATCGCGTTCTGAGATCGGCGCGATGCTTCGGACCGCGATGTTGCAGGGTGCTCAGATCCTGCTCGAGCAAGCACGGCAACGGCAGTTTGTGTTGTTACAGCATAGCAAGCGCGTGCCGGTCGTGGAGTTTGAAAGATTACGCCGTTTTGTGGAGGGCAATCATGAACCTAAATCGTAAGGAGCGCACCGTCTGGCAACTGTTCGCAGTAGCTAATCAGGCACGCCACCACCTTAACCAGGTGCTCGGGCGTTACCAGATGACGACAACGAGCTTTCATATCCTGCGCGTGGCTATCACTGCTGGCATGCCCGTGTCAGTGACCGAGCTTGCCAAGGCGGCCTCGGTACCGCGGCCGGATATGACGCGCATCCTCGACCGTATGGAGCGCATGGGGTGGGTGTACCGCACCCGGAACCCTGAGGACCGGCGGATCGTATCGGTACGCGTGACCGATGAGGGGCGTGCCGCGTTGAGTGAGGTTGAGGAGCTCGCGGCGCAAGCCTGTGAGGAGATCACCAAGTATTTCGATGACGCCGACATGATCGGCTTGTCTGAGCATTTCAAAAACATCGTAGACGCTGTGGAGGAACATTATGCGTAAGGTTTGGATTCATTCGTTTTTGAGAGAGGACGGCGCCCGCGTGCCGTACCGCGTTAGTAGTCACGCCGACTGCCTGCTGCCCTACGACAAAGACGACCGCATCGAGGAGGGGTGGTTCGTCACCCCGTACGACCTCGAGATGATGCTGAAAGACGCATTCGAAGCGGCGCGCAAAACTTCTTTTCTCTGGTACGTACACGACACGTTCGACGCATGGGTGGCGCAACGCCTATCGGTGCGGTGCGCTCTGGCAGATGCGGTGCAACCAGGGGAAAGAAAATAACAGGGGTGGGCAAGGTAAAAGGTTTTTGCGCCGCGTGACACAAACGCAACGCATGATGCCGAGCTTTAAATTGCGGTTTTTGCAAACGCCTTGCCCTCCCTGACCTACCAAGTTTTTTAGCTGAGGAAAAATGGCACTACTTATCGAATCAATGACTAAGTTTCACACAACCCAATGGGAGATCCGCGTGTGGCGGCAGGAGGGGATCGAGTTTGACCACACTACGGGCACCAACTCCGACCTGCTCGAGATCCTCGCCGATGCGGAAGGGCTCACGGCTCGGGCAATCGTCGATCGGGTAATGGAGATCCCGCGTATCAACGCAATCGAGATCCTCGACCGGGTGAGCAAAAACGGCATGGTTGCTTATGCGGATTGGCCATAATGGGCGCCACCTGCATGTTGCAGCTTCACCCGCCGGTCTGGGTGGTAACGCCCAAAGGGGAGGGGTTTGCCATCGTGCTGATCGATTACGGGCCGCACCTTAACTCGGTGTGGCTTGTACAGCTGTTCGACTCGGGTGAAGTAATTCACGTCGATAGTGCTGAGATCCGAGTCGGTGGCAACGAGATGTACGACATCCCCGATCCTAAACCATTTACTGAAAGGAATATTTGACCATGTACGGATTAGACTATTTAGGGCTTCCAAAGTTTGTTGATCTCGCCGTCAAAAAACACCCTCAAGGGTGGGCGGCGGGCTGTTTTGCCGAGACGTTTGGGAACGCCTTGCCGGCGATCCGTAAGCTGCTTGAGACGGGGAAATGCCCCCTGTTCCGCGTGCACCTAATGTGGAGCGACGCGCATAACTTCGGCGCGGGTGACATCCCCAACGTGCGCACGCTTGCCAGGCGGTGCGAGCTTTTGAAACGCGCGTTCCCGCAAGTTGAGATCGAGGTTTCCCCGTTTTGCGAGCACAACCTTGCAAACCCTGATCCATACCTCGAGATAGTCAAAACCGAGGCGCCAGGGTGCACGCCCGTGAATACCCCTTGGAAGGGCGGGATCTCGAAGCGCTTTAAGAACGAGATACACGGCGACCACGCCGCACTGAGAGGTGCGTATAACTACTCCTGGGACGGGATTTCGTGCGTCGATGGTGACGTTGAGAAGAACAAGGCGGCGCACGCCCGCGCGCAAGTGTACTTCTTTTGGCATCCGGCATTTAACGGGCGCCTCAACACCAACGACAAAACACCGCGCCCGGAGCGCAAGGCATGGCCGACTGCGGATCTCATTGACTCGATGATCTACCTGCAAAACGCGGCGGGCTCGGTTAAGTACCGGCGCAACTTCCTGTGGAAGAGTCACGCGGACCGGCACGAATCGCCTCCTGAACCTCGAGCATACAAACCCGTGCTTATCATGCCGCCACAAGCCCGTAAGGTTGAACTGGTCGCCGATAATGGGCAGGTGGTGGCAACGGCAGGACCGGCGCTCCCGTTCAATGACGGGCGTTTTCGGTACTACTGGAACGAGTACGGCTACAGGATAGCGGAGAACGCCGTGCGGCTTCACGGCAAGCCAACCGCAAAACTGGTCGTCGATGGTCGTGAGCTCGGGGTTGTAAACGCTGCGTTTAGAGGGGGGTCATTTAGATGAGTAATGAGCGGTATGAGTTTTGGAAATGCCCCGATTGTGACTGCGTGCAAAACCTTAAGGCCGGCGGGAACGGTGAGACGCAAGAACGTTGTGACGATTGCGAGGAGATGTATTTTCCGGCGGACCACCTGGTCTCGTGGGAAGATTTTTGGCGGTATTGTCAGGAGTTAAAACATGGATAAAGAAACTTGGATCAGTGTTGATGAGCGTATCCCCGACTCGACGGGGTGGTATTTGGCTGTGCGTAAGGGTGAGACGACGACAGAATATTTCCATAAAGGCGAGATGGGGATCGGGCATTGGACGTTGGACGAGATTTACCGCTCAACTCCGACGCATTGGCAACCGTTGCCTGAGCCACCAAGGGGGGAGAAATGAAAACACCTAAGCAGATAACAGAGGAAGATTTAGAGTGGATGGACGCGCCGCTAGGCTCTATGAAGTCGGCGTATGTGGTCAAGCTCCCGCCGTTGCAGATAGGAGGGCGCATAAAGCTAGTGAGGATGCTGCGAAACCTTACCATGCGAGAGCTTGCAAGCAAGTGTGGGGTATCGCAGACGGCGATAATGAAGTGGGAGCAAGGGGAGGTCCCTCCTAACTCAAGTCGAATCACTCAACTATGCAAGGTGCTCAACATCCCTGTAGGGGTGCTGTTCGCTAGAAGGCTAAGTTTGCAAGCGGAGGAATAATGAAAACACCTGAGCAGATGGCAGAAGAATATATTGAGAGCTTTAAAGGCGATAAGTCTATCCTTGGCGGCAAGATAGGGCTTAGTGCTTGTAGGCTCTCTTTCCTCGCTGGCTACAAAGCCGCGCAGGAGCATAATGCTGACGCCAGCAAAATGGTTTGGATCTCCGTGAAGGATAGGCTGCCGGAGAACAAGTACATCACTGTGCTTGTTCATTTTAGGGTGCCTGAAAGCAAGGCAAAACTGTATGGATTCGGGTACTGCGAAAGCGATGGCCCAGTTACATGGTACGTTGATCATAATCGTTACAAGAGTCCGGTAGATGTCACCCACTGGATGCCGCTACCTGAGCCGCCAAAGGCTGAGAAATAACACCCGCGCCACTGTGAAAAAATATAGTTCTGTTCACACGTATATTTTATTTTGTCGGGGTTTGTGTATTACACTCCCTCGGCGCTACCGGTGGTACGGGCTTTTCAAAAAGCTAAATGCGAAGGTACGGTTTTTCGGTGAGTCCAAAGGGCTGTGACACGGCCAGCCACGCCGAGATAGGCTCGTACGGGCCGACAAGCCGCACATCTATTGAGCTTAGTCCATGCGAGCACGCCAGTTTGACCATCGGCACGCCTTTGTCCCTGAAAGATTGGCTGATCGGGCAGGGCTCGAACCTGCAACGAGGCGATTAACAGTCGCCCATTCTACCGATTGAATTACCGATCAGTGCTTGGGCGATGTCGCCTCTATCGCCTCCTCAAGGCTGCGCACAACCGCTCGAGGACCGCGCCACCACTCGAAAAACGCCTTCTGCCCGTCGCTGAGTTTACCATTTGCGGTCTTAACTTCAACGAGGATGTTGTGATCCCCGTTCCCGACGAGGAGATCCGGCGCATCCTGCCCGAGCCGATGGAGCGACAACACCGACCGCCCAACGGCACGCAAGCCGTCGGCGATCTCTTTGTGGTTGGCATCGACTCGAGCGGCGCGGCGCATTACTTAGAGCTCAACACCCCACTGATTTGAGAGGTCGCTGTAACGCGCCCTAGGAGCGCCAACAACGCGCCCGCACCTGCGAGCCATGGTGTGACCTGGGGCGGTAGGAAACCCGAGCCTAAAAGCTGCTGTACAGTGTCAGATGCGGCAGGGAGGAGGGCGATCAACGCTCCCCAGAATGATTTTGATGCGATCA